ATCGTATCGTTACCTGTACCGCCGCGGATCGTATTCGTGTTTACAGTGGAGCCGGGAATCGCACCCGTGCTTGAGGTGATAACATCGGTACCTGTACCGCCGCGGATCGTATCCGTGTTTACAGTGGAGCCGGTAATCGTATCGTTACCTGTACCGCCGCGGATCGTATTCGTGTTTACAGTGGAGCCGGTTGCGGCGGCGGCAGCTGCTGCAGCAGCTGCAGCGGCTGCGGCAGGACTAAGAGTGCCCGCGCCTCCAGCAGCATTTGAGACAGTAGTACCCGCATTGAGATTCGGGTTAAAATTGTAGCCAGCGTTTGGATCCATCGATGTGTTGGTGGCAAAGCCTGCTTTGATGGTATTAAAATAATTTAAGGCCGCCGGAGTTCCGGGAAGGATGTTATTGTTCTTTAAAAACGTTGCAAGTTTTAAAGACGCCTCACTTCCGGGTATCGCGTTAGTTGGGTAGATGTTAAAAAACTCGTCAGTAAGTTGCCCAGCGTCATTAAGTCGCCACCCCTCAGGGTATCCGTCCCTAAATGCGTTATAAATATCGCGACCGCCAAAATCTTTCGCCGTCAGATTGTTAATATAATCTGATGCCTCCTTAAACACATCAGACTGATTAGTAAGATCACTGCCAATGTCCATCACAGTGGCCGCAGCGGCGCCGCCAAGGTTCGCGGTCAAGGCAGGAACTATACGTTGACCAAGCACCGTTTGAATAGCGTCTTCAAAGCCTGTACCACCAATACCGGCGCCAAGATTGGTAGTGCCCGGTACTGAAACATTATTCGTAGCGGTGGTGGTCGGATTGGGATTATTATTAAATCCACCCGGGAATAATGCGTCTATAGTCCCCGCGGTAAGGCCAGAGATGCCCGCCATTTTAAGCGAGTCCTCAAGGGGCTTACCTGTGGCAACATTGGCCGCAAAATTCCCAATCCCCGCTCCGATACCGGTGCCGACAGCGGCGCTGCCAACGATAGGGCCAATTTGAGGGCCAAGAAAAGATCCGCCACCCGCCGTAGCTGCAGTGGTCAAGCCACTTATTAGTGCCTGATCAAGAGGTTTCCCAACAAGAAGATTACCAGCCGCGGAGCCAATGCCTGTGCCCGCAGCGAGGCCCCCGGCGGCGGCGGCACTCCCCGCAGCCGCGCCGGGGGCAATCACCGGCGCAAGGTAAATGCCGCCCAAAACTGCCAGCGCGACGGGGATCGCTATTTCAGCAATTGATGACGCAATCGGTTTATTATAAAGATCGCCTCCGATAACTTGAACGGTCTGACCGGTGGCCGGGTCAGCGTACTTAGCGAAGGCCGCAACATCCGGACCGCCCACTTGTTCAAGGCGGTAATCTGCACGCGTTCCTTGCCGGGCAAGCGCTTGTGCAGCGTCCTGCAGCCGCAGAAGCTCTTCTGGAGTGCTGCCGGAAGCAATAATCTGACCGTCATTGTTTCCGGTGAAGTCGCGAATCTGATACTGCACACCGGGCGTAAGCGTGACCTGACTTGCAGCCTCGGTGCCACGCGCATCTTTGGTGATGCTTTTCAACCAGTTATCAATGAGGATAGGTTCAGCTAGGCGCTGCGCCCGGGATGCCAACTCGCGCTGCTGCAGGAGACGCGGGTCGCCACCGAGCATGGTGCTGTAACGCTCAGGCTCACCATCCGGCCCGATACGCCCGGTGTAGTCGTCTTCAAGAAACGTCGTGGCCATCGTCCTACGATCCCTGACTAATCACGTCGTTAAAACGCATCGCCCATTCGCGCCAATCGTCAAACTGATACGCATTGGGAACTCCAAGCTCGGCGAGGGACGCGATACTTGATAACCCAGAGGCCCAGTTTTTCCAATCTCTTTCGTCCATGAGGCGGACCGCCACGCCGAAGTCCTCGATGGACGGGAACATGAAGTCCGCCCAGTCCACCACGTTGTCGACGATACGCGGATCGATGGTCGTCGTGACGCGCTTCAACATTAGCTCTGATACCTGCCGTCAGCCGGTTCAATGTGAACGATAACTTGCCCCATCTGGTAATTGCCGCCCACCGTGTTCGACGCAAAGCGGAAACGAAGCTCGCGGCGCTGTTCCTTGAAAAACACCTGCTGCTCATACTTCTCAGCCGGCACCGCCGGGAACGTCCGCAGCGGACCATAAACCTCAGGCGCCCGCGCGTTGATGCGGCCCGTAATCTGCACCGTCATGTCACCGGCCTGCACGAAGTCAGGCTCCATCATCTCGACGTGGATCGCCCGGTTCTTCGGCGGATCCGAGACGATAAGCGCGATGTCGCCCGTCTCGAAGAAGCTCTCGACCGCATTGATCTGAGCGCCGTCGATCTCGTCGACGCCGAACTCGTGCTGCCAGATCTTATAGGTGATGGGCCCGTTATCAACAACACGCGTGTCACCATCTTCGGTAATACGGATGTCGTCATTCTCCGTGATGCGCGTCGCTGGGACCGGCGGAAAGATCGGATCGATGCCGGCGAGGACCGGCTCGTTCAGGGAGCCTGAGTAGATACCCGCAGAACGCCCGGAGTTGGGCAGCTGCGTGTCGTACCACGTATTCTCGCGGAAGTTATAGATCACCGCATGGGTGCATTCCGTCGCCTCACCGCGCGGGTAGCACCACCAGATCTCCCCGAAGCGCGGAACCTTGTAGGCGAAAATCTTGTTCGCGAACGGCAGGTTCAGCCCGTCGAAGAAATAGTTGATATTCATGTTGTTAGGCACTTCGCGAACGACGCCGTTGTACATCATGAAGCGGCCATCACCGACCCAGAAGTAGATGCCGTCATACTCGATCACGCTGTTGGCCGCGATGATCGACGACGACGAGCTAATCGTGTCGAACGCAAACACCTCCGGGCCACCCGTGTAATACGTGCGGATCAGGCTATCGAGCGTCCACAAGAGACCCGCCGGGTTCTGACCACCGCCACGCAGCGGCAGGCCCTTGACGATCTTCGAGGACGTAATGAACGCGTCGCCCGCGTCCCCTGTCGTAAAGTTCGTCGGATCGTTCGCGTCAGACCACTTCACGAACCCGTTCGAGGAAAACATAAACAGATACGGGTGCAGCACCACAACGCCGCCCGAGACGCCGGGTGTCGGGATTGGTGTCAGGGGCGCCGTGCCGATGATGTCGCCGATGTAGGCTGAGTAGATCCCGTCGGTCGAAATGTCGTTCGCCGAATTAGCCGCATGCGCGATCAGCGCCGTCGCACTCCCGGCGCCGTCATAGAGAGCATCGAACTGCCACATGAACTCAGGGCCACCCACGTAGGTCGTAGGCGTCCGGTTCGTGACCGCGCTCGTGTTGCCAAGATTGTCGATGGTCATGCGCTGCAGCCCGGTGCCGTAGCCCATGTGCGTGTAGGTGAAATTGTTCTGCGCCTGCAGGTGAAACTGGCGCACGACCCCTTCAACGTAATTGCTGATCTGCTTGTAGCCGCCGATCTTACGCGGCAGCCCGCGCTGAAACCGGCACCACTGCCCGTCGACGTAGAAGTTCCCTTCGAACTTCGTGCCGTCGCGCTTGATGCCGGCCTCTGATCTGACGTTGACGGGTACGAGCATTAAAAGGAGCCGCCATCGACCGTCCCCGACGGCGCAGGTCCCAACGCGGCCCAAACGTTACTGGTCGCAGCTGCGGTAAACACGGAGATGCCCAAAGATGTGCCGCCTAGATTTACCAAGGCTCCGTTTGCGGTCGTGGATCCGGTGCCACCCTGAGCAACTGTCAGAGGCACACCAATGCCGCCCGTGTCAGCGGAAACAACGTTGGTCCCATCGCAGTATAGGATTTGCCGCGCGCCCTGCGTAATTGAAACACCGGTACCAGCCGCGGTTTTCACCGTGAGGGTGTAGGCGCCAGTCGTGTTGTTTGCGACCCAGTACTGCTGCACCGTGGCAGGCACGATGATCTGCATGTTCGCGGTTAGGACGCCGCTGAACTGATAAGCAATGCGGTTCAGTTCGGCGCCAGACAGCGTGTATGGACTCGCCTGCCCAGTCAGGCTGATAGAGATATAGTCGAATGTGAAATCAGCCGGCTGACCGAGCCCGAGGGTGTAGAATTCCGTGCCATCGCAGACGAAGAACGCGCTGCTGCCCGGGTTCATAATCAAAGACGCGCTATTGTCGATGGTTTCACCGCCGGGCCCTTGAACGGTGACGGCGCCATTGCCTCCGTTACGGATCTGACAGAACCAGTCGTTGCCAACGCCGCCCGCAGCAGGCAACGTCAGCGTACCAGCACCGGCCGTCCAGAGAAACATCTTGGAGCGGTCGCTGCTGCCAATAGTGAAGTTAGCATTTAGCGGGTCAACCGCGATGGCCTGATTCAATGTCGGGCCAATTGCCTTGATGCCCAATCCGGCAAGGGAAGCGGCATTGACGGCGGATGAACCAACGCCATAAGCCAGAGCGCGCCATGTGCCATTTACCGTGGCATTGCCGGTCAGATACAGCTGCCAGCTTTGTCCAGCCGCAACAGACGCAAGCGTGTTGCCGCTATTGTCAGCAACGGTAAACGTGAAAGATCCCGGGTTGAAAAACAAAACCGTCTCGCCAACCGAAGCCTGAGAGGCGTTCGGCATGCGGATCGTAAAGCCCCCAGCAGACGGCGTGACGTCCATGATAGAGGCGACGACATCAGTGTTAGTGGCGACTTCGGTCGGCCACGTCAGGGTCACGTTTGCGGTGAGGGCAACGGCGCGATAGCTGACGTTCGCAGCGTAAATGTTTGTACCGCCAAAGGTCGATGTGAAACTGGGCACCTTTAATCCTCCCTGCGGATGATGCCACGATCAGCAATCTGGCGGATATCTTCGCCGTTCAGCGCGGCGACGGATCTGTCGTAGAATCCTTGCCAGATCGGGATGATCTCTTCGTTCTTGAGGAACGGGGCGGCCTCCATAAGCGAGGCGTAGAGCAAGGCGTTTGGCGCGTATTCCGTGAACCAGTTCGTTTGAACGTCGTCACCGAGAAGCGGCGGCAGTTCATAATAGATCAGTTCGTAAGGGAACGGCGCGCTCGGCGTGGGCGCGAAGAACCAGTGCGAATAATCATAATCAGCATAAAACCTCGGCGTCCCGGTCAGCGTCTGGTTCGGCCAGTACTGACGCATATACTCATACGCGCGCGGGAAGACTTCCTGCGTGGTGTTGTAGCCGGTGCCTGTGCCGACCCGAATGCTGACGGTTTCACGCCAGCGGTCGGGCTTGGGGTAGGTAGGCTCTCCCACAGTCATGGTCGATGAGACGACGGTGACGGTACCTTGGATCTTCAGTTCCCGGGCGAGGCGGCGCTCAGCGAGGCCGATTAGACTGGGAAGCTGGAGGTAGACCGAAGGATCCGTCGCAAGCGTTGCCCCGCGCTCCAGATAATTCCGGAGGTCGTTCAGCAAGCTGGTATAGGTCATCGCCGTGGCCATAGCGAAACCCTACATCAATTCAGCGACTGCTGCAATTAAGGCTGCAACGGCTGCGAACGCAATCACACCCTTGTTTTTCACGTTCGTCAGCTTCTCCATCAGCGAGCGCTGAGGCGGGTGGGGGTCGCCGATCACACCCTTGGTGACCTTGTTGACGACGGCCTTCTCGGCCTCTTTCTTGGCAGCGTTGAGCGCCAGTTTCTTCAGGTCCATGATAATCTCCTTACTTAGATTTGCTTTCGATGACGCCAACGCGCACCTTCAAGTCGTTGATCTCGCCCGTCAGATGCTCACGTAACTCCGCTCTAGCCTTAGCTGAATGCGGACTGTCCGTAGGTACACCGTCTGGCGTGACGAGAACAGGCATAGAAGCTTCAATCTTGGTCAGTCGCGTCTCGAACGTGTTCACCTGCCCCAGCAGCCACGCAATGCAGGCGATCAAAATGGGCACTGCGCCCTTCAGGACGTCGCCCCAGTTGACGTTCACGGCAGCCACCCGGCGAACTTCTTCGTCTTCGCCTCGCGGTCGTCGAGACCGTGCGTGCCGCCGTTGATGCGCTTGGTTAGAGCGAGGATGGCGGCGTCGTTGATGCCTTGGTCGCAGATGGACCAGAGCTTATTCTTGTCGAAGAACCAAAGGGCGCTTTCGAAGCAAAGTTCAGTGGCCACAAGGTTCGGATTATCCACCACATCCGGGCGGTCGATGTAGTCCGCAAACGCGCGGTAGTTCGACTTGCCCGTAAGCTGTAGCGCGCCGCGACCGCGGTATTTCCAGCCGTCGCCGGATGCCTCGACGCTGTTGCCCATGCGGCTGGCATAGACGCGGTTGGCGATCTTCTGCGGCTGGCGCTCATACGCCTTGGCCATAGCTTCCGTGGGGAAGTACTTGCCGAAGATGCCGCGCAGGCCCTTTGCGCCGTAGTTCAGGTTCTCACTGAAGGCCGTGAAGTTTCCCGACTCGTGCGCCGTCTGAGCGAAAAAATGCGCCGCGCGGTTTTTGTTCAGCTTGTAGTAGGCGGCGGCGGCCTTAAACGTGCCCGGACCGAATACGCCATCAGCCGTGACGCCGAGCTTCTGCTGGAGAGTTACAAGGCTCATTTCTTGTTCCACAGATCAAAGAGCGCCTTGACCTTCTCCTCAACCACGGCGACGCGCACGTCCATCTTGGCGAGGATAATCACCAGCGAAATGAATGCCAGAACAATAGGCCAAAGCTGGCCGATCAGTTCAACGGTAGAAAGATTGCCAGCCATTACGCCCTCGGATTACGCCAGTCCGGGAAGTCGTCCTCGTCGACCACGCCGTCGCCATTGGCGTCATAGCGCAGGTCGTTGCGATACTTCTCCCACGGGGCCATGTCATCGTCTTCGTCGGCCTCAGGCTCCGGCGCAGCAGCCATAGGCTCAGGCTCAGGCGCCGGCAGGGGCTCAGGTTCGACCGGAGTCGGCTCCGCTGGCTTTGCGTCACGCGCATTGGCGTTAAGGCTCAGGCCACCCAGCAGGCCGACGAACGCACCGACGATGGTGTTGAACGCGGGTCCGATGATCTCGAACACCTTTTCGCTGCTCACGATCTCATCCGACACGAACATGCCAGCGACCATAGCGATAACGACGACGAGGATGACCGCCGAAAGCGTCATGACCGCCGTGCGGATCGTAAACTCAATCGTATCCTCAATGCCTTCGCGGCTGCTTTCAAAGCGATCCCAGAAGCTCACAGGGCTCCCCTTCAGTTAGGTTGTCGGTCAGCCACCTGCTGCAAACGATCTTCAATCCGCCGCAGGTGAGTGAGCATTTCATCAAAGCGCCGGTCGATCAACTGGAAGCGCTCGTCACCGAACTGCAAACGAGACTCCAGCTTTGTAAGCCGGCTGTTCAACGTCGTCCATACACCGATCAAGCCACCCAGAAATGTCAGAGCGGTTACGATTGCATTAATATCAATCTGCATCACCGGAGATACCGCAGTTTATAGATGGCGTCGAGGTAGACCCCCGTCACGTTGTCGATCCGGTTTGCAACGGCGCGGTTGCCTTTGCAGATCTCTTCGTGATGCTCCTCAATCCACTTGGCGTCAGCCTTGAAGATTTTCAGGCAGTCACCCTTGGTGTCCTCTGGGGCGGGAATGGCCCCGATCAGATCATACGCACCCTGATACGCCTCGACGAGCGGGTCGATAGCTTCGATCAGTTCATGGTAGAACTTACCCAGAGCCTTATGCTTGGCATAGCTGCCCTCATCCTTGGCACGCCAGTGCTCGAAGTGCGCCAGATTGCGTGCGTAAAACACGCGAGAGATAAGCTCCTCAATCATCAGGCAATCCGCATGGCGGGGCAGATGATGGCTGGGATTGCGGGCGCGATGGCGCCGGCTGCGATAAAATCAATCGTTACGTCAACATCTTCCGGGAGCCACATAATTTCAATGTATTGACCAGCCGTGACAGTGTCAAAAAAGCTCAGGCTGAAGACGGTGGCGCCGCCGTCAGCGGCTTTTGGAACGTTCACAATTGTGGCCGAGTTCGCAATATTGGTACCATTTTTGCGGAACCAGACGGTTGCATCGTGATCGGCAGAATCGGTGTTTTTAAACTGAATCGATGGCGAAAGCATGTACGTGCCAGCGACAGCAAACGTAATCTGCGTGCTGGCAACGACGCTGATGCCCGTACCGGTTAGGTCAGTATCAAACGTCACGGCGGTTGCCGCTGCTACGTTGCCCGTCTGATCCGTTAGGCTCGAAGGCTGGGCAAAGGCGCGGCCCGCCAGATCGGCGAATGGCACTGTCGCCGCTGCTGTAAACGCGGAGGTGCCGTTGCCCTTGACGTAGCCCGTCAGAGTTGCCGCGCCCGTACCGCCAGTGGCGACCGTGCGGACGTTCGTTGCCGACGCCGCTATGTCAGAGGCGGCTACCTTGCGGCTGGCGGCGCTCTGAACGATTTCAAGTAGCTCAGTCCCCGCTAGGGGCAGCGACGCTGCGGTAAGATCCGTGATTTTTACGTTAGCCAAGACAGCCTCCCGCTGCGTGAAACTGATAGGCGATCACTATCACAGATTCTAACGACGTGTCACGGCCCTATAACTGCGGTGTCGGTGTCGCTATAAAAGATCATGCGCCCATTGCAGGCCATGTTCCAGTCGGGGCCGCTCTGCTCTGACCAGCACGGCACGAGGATGCGGACGTGGCGCGCGAGGTGCTCGTTGCCATCCTCAAAGACGCGCCAGACATGCTCCGGCGACCCGCGACCCGGCTGCCCTGCGGACTTGTTGAAACGGATGAGGTAGTGGCTCATTCCGGCGGCGGATTGGGCAGCTTGAAATTATCCGGGAAGGACGATGATGCGTGGACGCGGCGAAGCTCCCGCCGGTAAGCGATCCACTCTGCACGTTTTCCTGCCGTGATTGGCTCATCAGGCAGCACACGGTAGTCACACTCACGTAGCCGATCCCACGCCTCTTGGCGGATCAGGTCTTCGCGGCTGGCAGGTTCTGGCGGCGGGGGCTCATCGCCAACGTAGAACCAGCCGGTGTCAGCGTGTTCAGGGCCGATCCACGCGAGGTCGCCCACCTTGTCCTCGAAGTTAGCAAGACCGAATACTGGCCCCCAGTTCTCAGGAAGCGTCTGCGGCTCGCTTAGACTTTCGTTGCTGCTTAGGCGCTTCAACTGCCACAGTTTCGCCACCGCTGTTCTCCATCATGGGCATACCGGGCTGCTGCTCCGGGTGGGGTAAATTAGCGCCGACAAGCATATGCGGTGCCATGTCATTGACGTGCGGTGGATGACCTACGCCGGGTAATGGCTGGACGCCACGATAGTGAGCGAGTTCAGCCTCCGTGTACTTCCAATCGCGCCACGCAGCAAAGTCGCGGCGAGGGGTCAACTGAAGATGGCAGCCGACGTTAGCGGCAAGCTGGTGGATAAGCTCGATAACCTCCACTGGTTGCATAATAGCGAAGGTAAACGAGCCATCACCCCGACGCATGGTAAGTTCCGTCGTACCGCCAAATGCCGTGCCCACAGTAACGCTGCGGGCGCGCGTCTGCGCCTCCTCAAAGTGCTGCTGCTGGAGTTTGCGCTTGTTCACTGCGGGTTCCACGAAATGTTGACTTGGCCGCCGGAGGCAACGGTAACAGGGTAGCCCGTCCCGCCGACCACTGGCACAGCGTTAAAAGTGGTCGGGTTTGCCGCCGCGCCTGCGTTGCCTGCATTGCCGGGGTTGCCAGCGCCACCGCGACCGCCTCCGCCACCACCGGCACCCGCCCGGCAGCCAGTAGTTGTAGGTTCATTAGGTCTTGCGGCACCTGAACCACCTCCACCACCAGCCCTCGCAGTGTTTGCCGAAGAGCCCGGATTGCCGTTTGGGCCTGTAGCGTTGCCGTTACCCGAGCCCCCCGGGCCGCCGCCGCAATTACCGCCGGCCCCCCCGGTAGGACTGCAATAGGAACTGCCTCCGGCGCCACTATTTACAGTGCCCGCTCCGCCGCCGCCACCACCACCCGCGCAGGATCCAAAACCACCCGTGCCACCGCCCGGCGAGCCCGCGATTCCACCGCACGCTGAGTTAACACTATTCAAACACGGACATGGATTAAATTTAACGGTAATGCCCTGACCCCCAGTGAAGGCACCGTTTCCAGCGCCGCCTCCAGAACCTCCGTTTCCCCCGTTTCCAACCGCGCCACCTGCAAAATTATACCCCAAAGCGGAAGACGCCGTAGCCGTCCCCGTACTGCCAGAAGAACCCGGATTCCCAGTGTTACCGCTTCCCGAATTACCGGCTCCTCCCAACCCTCTTGGACCGCCGCTTCTAGAATTAAAAGCGTAGTTACAGCCCGGTTTCCATACATAGAGTAATGAACAGCCGCCGGGACCACCGCCACCCCCGTTCCCAGAGTTACCTGAACTCCCTGCGTTTCCGGGAGTACCCGCACTGCCATACCCGACCGCAGTCACAGACGAAATACCCGGAGGCGCAGACCATGTTCCCGACGTATTGAATGTTTGGCTACCGCCGGGTGTCAGTGACACGCCGCCAAACAGTGTTACTTTCGTTGTACCAGTCGGCATAGCAACCTCACTCGTAGTAGAACCAGCCCGTTACGATATACTTGCTCTGGTTACCCAGAACCGTGTTGCCTCGATGGGCGTGCGTAAACGCTGCCGGCCATAGTAGCATAGTGTTGGCCTGCGGGACAATCCGACAGCGTTGGTACAGAAACTCCGTTTCGCCGCCCTCACCGTCGCCAAGGCCGTTAAGGTAGAGCATATACACCAACACGCGGTCGGCGTGCTCACCGTTACCCTGCTCGCCATGCCAGACGTGGTAGCCGCCTCCGGGATCGGTGCGCTGTATCTTCATGTGCGTGCCGTGGATACGCCCCTGCTTTAGTACAGAAAACTGAGAGGCATAATCTTCGTAACAGTGTTGTAAACCCTTGAAAAACATATCAACTGCCGACTTGTCTTCAAATGGCGCGACCGTATGGACGCCTATATTCAAGCCAAGCTGCATGTCGTCTTTAGCGTGGCGCGCGGCACCTTCGCTGTTCTGGCGATTGCACCCAGCACCACTCTGCGTCAGGCGCTCAAACTCGTTGATAAGATGCTGGCAATACCCGTCCGGGTACACACCGTGATACATCTTGATGAAGTCTTCTTGGTTGCTCATCTGAATGGTGGTCCTGAAATCCATGCCACAAGAGACTGACGTGTCCCTTGCGTGACGGGTGTGACTTGATGGAGAGTGTACGCCGGAAACACAGCTATGAGCCCCCGCTGTTTGCGCACATTGATAGGCTCGCCGCTTGTCATAACCTGAAGATTGCCACCCTCATACTGCGCTGGGTCAGTCAACTGAAGCACAAGGCTAAGCTTGCGGCTAGGCGACAGCTTCCCGCCGTGGTCCTGATGCCAGCCGTACATGCCATGCTCAGACTGATTGTAGTTGGTTAGCTGCAACGGCTCTCCGAAGCCCGTCAGATCGAAGCGATAGTATTCCGCGTTCAACGAGGATGCAGCGTGCGCCAGCTTCTCGAACACCCACGCCGTCTCTGGTGTCTTGTTAAGCCACGAAATCTGTGAACGGCGAATGTTGTTAAGCGTATCTTGGTCCGGGTTACCGCCCACCTGCGCCTGCTGATTGGCATTCTTTGCTTGCTCTTGCAGCCAGTTTAATTCCTGCTCCGTAAACGCGCCTTCCCACCAGACGAACGGTGCAACAGGCATAGAGTAAGGTGTCAGCAGGTGCTGCATGGACGGTCTCGATGGGCTATGATGAAATGCAGGCTGCGTGTCGGCGTCTCGGCGCTCCCGCTGACAAGCTGATGCTGCATCCATGAGTTTGCGAAGAGGACAGTCCCCGGTTGGACGTTGTTGAAGTGGATGCTGCTCGTAGCGTTCGTCACTTCGTCGCTGGGCGCAAAGTCTAACTCGATCATCGCCTTGTTCATCCGGGTGTCGTGGTACACCGGATATGCGCCGCTTTGGGGTGTATCGACAAACATCCATCCGCAGACCTGACTGTTCTTGTGGACGTGAACATTGGTGCCGCTCCCGCTGCCGGTTTCCTGCACCCACAGTCCAGCGAGGTAGAAGTCGTAACGCTCGACCGCGTAGCCTTGGTCACGCAGTAGCTCGACCCCGGATAACAGGAGGTAATCCGCAATGCGCCGGAACGCGGGATCGCGCCCGACATCGCCGGTCTGGCACATCGGATGATCTGGGCGGCGGACACTATCTAGATGCTGAAGGCAGGCGGGCCCTACTTCTTCAACAAGGTCAGGCCGCTCATCCCGGTAGACGATAGCCGGGAAATAAGCGAAACCCTGCATTACGCACCTAGTTGCGCGGCAAGCTCATTAGCAAACGCGACAATGGCGGCGGCGGTGACCCCTGCCTCATCAACGGGCTTATTGCGGGCGTTCTCGACAAGGGTTTCCTTCGCCATGCGAAGCAGTTCCAGCTTGGCGCGGCGGCTTTCCATGTCCTTTTCGTGATCGCGGCGAGCGGCTTCAGTTGCCTGCTGCGCGTCGAGTTGTGCCTGCATATCGAAGGTCGTTGCCACAGTTTTGCTCCCTACTAAGCCAGCAAGTTCTTCATGGAGATGTTGCCGTAATACGTCGTGCCATTATCTGGGGTAAAGAACACCCAGATGTCAACCGCATTTGCAGTAGTCGTGCGCGACAGCGTGGACGCTCCGCCGGGGAAGCGGAAGTTACCCCCGGCCCAAGCCACGGTGCGCCCAGCCGTTGCATCGTTCGTCAGGACAAGCGTGAACGACGAGCCACGGCTGGAATTGGCGTTTGAGTTTGCCAGTGTAAAGGTACAGTTTCCTGTGAGTGTGGCGGTAAAAACGTTACCCTGATTAAGATTGATTGTGATGGCCGTACTGGTGTTACCCAGCGCAACGACTTCGTCTGAGTAAACTGCTTCAAGATACCCGGCGCTGGTGAGACGGGCAACTTCCGCTCCGTTGGTGCTGAACGCGAGGGTGTCGGCAGCCGGCGACCACAGACCGGTATTGAGGTCGCCTGTGAACGTGTAGGACGGCGTGCCAACCGCGCCGAGGGCGTTTGCCACGCTGGTGGCGCTGGCAGCGCCGAGGGTTGGCGTAACAAGAGTAGGTGACGTAGCGCGAACAACGTCGCCCGTTCCGGTCACGGCGGCAAAAGATATTGTTCCAGAACCGTTCGTCGTCAGCAATTGACCGCTGGTGCCGTCCGCAGTTGGATAGACCAAGCCAGCCGGGTTGTTCATGATCCGCGTGACGGTGCCGCTCGCGTTCTCCGCAAACAGCGCCACGTCAGCCGTGTTGATCGCCAATTCGCCCGCCGCGAGGTTGGCGGCAAGCGGCACCGCGCTCGCAGTGGACGTGCGATACAGTTGGATCGGCGTGAAACCAGTAGCCGCCATTAGAAGGTTCCTCCGTCAATACCACCGAACGCAGGCGCTGATGCCCCGTTAGATACCAGAACTTGACCGGCAGTGCCAGCACTCGTGAAATTGTAAGCCGTACCCGTGCCGAAGGCAACGCCCCCGGCAGTCGGGGCAGCAGTGCCGTTCGTGCCGCCATTGGCAATGGCCAGCGTGCCGGCCATCGTGATCGTGCCCGCAGCCGTCACCGGGCCGCCGCTGAACGTCAAGCCCGTCGTCCCGCCGCTGACATCCACCGACGTGACCGTGCCGCCGCCCGAGGCTGATATGGTAAAGCTGGGGTATGTGCCGCTAATTGAAATACCGCTGCCCGGGGTCAGCACAACGGTCTGATCGGGTGCGCTGTTCGTCACCGTCACGGTGCCGTCGCCGCCTGTCACGCTGATGCCGGTGCCTGCCGTCAGCGACGCCTTGGCCAGCGTGCCGTCCGTCTTGCCGATCAGCAACTGGCCGTTGGTGTAGCTCGTCTGCCCCGTGCCGCCCGAGGCGGTCGGCAGCGTGCCCGTCGTCAGGGCCGAGGTCGATGTCGCGTAGACCGCGCCGTTCGTCGTGAAGCTCGTCAGGCCCGTGCCGCCCAGCGTCGTGGCGACAGGCGATGTGAGGCTGAAGACGGTGCCGGTCAGCGTCAGGCCCGTGCCTGCGCTGTAGACCTGCGCCGAGCTAATCTGCACGAAGTTGATCGCCGTCGTGCCGAACGTGATCACGCCCTGCGTGCTGACCTCGTAGGTCTCGCCCTTGCCGGTGTCGCCGCTCGTGATAAAGAACGCGTCGCCCTCGCCCAGACCGTTGGGGTCTTTCAGCGCGTAGGTGTCGGCGTCTGCTGTGCGCGTCAGCACCCAGTTCGTGCCGCCCGGATCGGGCGTGCCGACCGTCGTCACCTCGTAGATGCCGTTCTCAAAGGCGTTGGTCTGGTTGTAGATCAGGATGCGGTCGCCGACTATCGCGGTCGGGCCGTCTGGCGCAAAGGCCGCCTTGGTGCCGTTGTTGGTCAGCGTTGCGCCCACGCCCACGCCGGGGCCGCCCGGCTGGTTGTAGGTCGCGGTAAGGTTGCCCGTGGTGCTGGGCACCTCGTACTGAACGGCGGCGTGGTACGTCAGGCCAGTCGCCACCAGACCATCGACGTACTGCTTCGTCGCCACTTGCAGGGCAACGGTCGGATTGGCCGCCACCGTCACCGACGTGAGCGACGGCGTCATGCTGTAGCTGGGGTTGCCGCCGGCGTTGACCAGCACGCCCGTGCCAGCCGCCAAGAACGTCGTCGCGCCCGCGCCGCTCTGATACGGGACAGAGCCCGCAGCGCCGCCTGCGATGTTCGTTGCGGTCGTCGCCGACGTGGCCGAGGTGGCAGTCGTCGCCGTCGTGGCAGTGACCGCGTTGGTCGCGTTGCCCACGGTCACCGTGGCCGGGTCAACGTAGGCCGGAGCCGTGCCGTTCGACGCCAGCAGGAACGTGGACGCGCCCACCGGCAGCTTGTCGAGGGTCGTTAGCGTGTTGGCGAAGAGCAGGTCGCCGACACCGTAACTGGTGATGCCCGTGCCGCCGTTGACCGCGACCAGTGCGCCAGCCAGTGTGAGCGTCCCGGCAGCAGTGATAGGACCGCCGCTAAAGGTTAAACCGGTCGTGCCGCCGCTCGCGTTGACCGAAGTCACGGTGCCCGCGCCCGCAATCGAGATCCACTCGACATCGGTGCCGCCAGCGTTCAGGACAAGCGCCCGACCAGCGTTGCCGCTGTAGCTGGGAAGCAGGTTGACGCGCGCGTCTGGTGCGGTCGTCGCGTTCGTGCCACCCTTATTTACCGGCAGAACGCCAGTGAGATCAGAGATCGGAATAGTCAGAACTGAAGTGTACGGACTGCCGCCATTTCCCACGATATAGCCGCTGAGAGAGGCAGCCGCCCCTGTACCGCCCTGAGCCGTCGAAAGCGGCGTCGTCAGCCCGGAGAGCGAAGTAATGTCGCTGTTGGCGCCAGACTGAGCGGCGCCCAAGGCTACGCGCGCAGTCCCGGCAGACGTCGCGCCGGTGCCGCCATTGGCGATTGCCAGTGTGCCCGACATCGTAATCGTGCCGGAGCTCGTAATCGGGCCGCCGCTGAATACGAGACCGGTGATGCCCCCGCTGACATCGACCGAAGTGACGCTACCAGCGCCGGTCGCCGAAATAGAAATCGCACCGGGGGTGTTCGTAATTGTAACACCAGCGCCGGCAGTCAGGGTCGAAAGCGAGTAATCCGTGCCGGTGCCAATAAGCAGCTGTCCGACGCCCGGAGCAGACCCAAGCCCGGTGCCGCCATTTGCAATCGTAATTGCGCCAGAGAGCGCGGTGACGGCAACGTTGCCGCCCGTGATTGACACGGCATTGGAATTCTGCAGCGCCATCGAGCCGAAGCCGAAGGTGCTGGTAGTCAGCTGACTCAGTGCAATGCGATAGTTTTCGTTACCAAAGACAGCCGGGAATTCAACGTTGCCAGTGACGGCACCGACCCACGGCTCCATCTGAGAGATTTTAATGTCAGACACTCAACTCTCCTGCACGATGGGGTCGTCGTCTTGAGTGACAATGCGCTGAATGCCGTTTTCGTCAAGGACGTAAGAAGTGGGATTAAAATCCGGGCGCGGGTTGCGAACCGGCACGGGATCCGGACGCAGAAGCAAGCGGCTGTAGTAGGGCTGAGGAACGTCGTCGCAGGAGGCGCAGACGTAGAGCTTCAGCCCGACCGGTGTCGAGCCGCCGCGATAGTCCTTCTTCTCCCGAAGGTGGCTGTGCTGCACGAGGAAGCCGCAGCCATCGCAGATTGCAATGGCCCTTGGGTTTTGTGCGTCAAATTCAGGAGCCGTCCTGCGCTTGCGCCCGCGTCCGAATGCGTACTGCATCAGTAGCCTCCGGTGGGATCGATGGTGATGCGGAGAGGCACGCGCTCACGGTCTTCAGCAGCTGCGCGATCATAGGCGCCATCGGCGAGGCCCTGAAGGAACTGCAGGCGGTCAGGGGCGAACTTGACGGACAGTTTCGCAGCCAGCCCCGCGGCAATGGCTTCCATCCAGCGGTTCGGAGCGTCCATGCTATCCGTGAATGCGCCTGCGTCTTCTTGCACCTTCATGCGGTGATAGAACAGCGTTACGCCGACATCGCGCGGTGCCTGCCAGATGTAGATGCGAGGCGTGATTGTGCGGTCGAAATAATACTGGAACGGACGCTCGCCAAGCTGAGCCTTGTACGGAATGGCGTCGTACTCAGCCCGACTGATCGGTGACATCATCAGATCAAGATTTTGACCGCCAGATATGGTGCGCGTGTAGACCTGCAGGAGCGATACCGTGCGGGGCTGCAGATCGTAGTAAAGCGTGCCCGGGGTCAGCACAATCGACTGCAGATCCACGGCCCACAAGTTCGGGCCGTTGTTTGCCCAGTCGGAGAACATGTAATTGATTGAGCGACGAGCGCTGTCGATATCGTTTGAAGCCAGCGACGAAGGGTTCCGCCCCACGCGCTCGTAGGCTTCCGTGATGATATCGATCTGTTCGGTGTTCCCGAACGTGTATGTCCCCGAAGTGGTCATCGGAACCTCGCCGCCTTTTTAGCGATGGCCTTCGGCTGAGCGACAAACTGCTTACCCGCCTTTTTGCCTTCGCGCTTGGCCTTAGTCGTAGCAGCATATTCGCCCGACGTCAGCGCCTTAATCGCCGCCGCAGGGAGATAACGCTCGCCAGTCTTGCTCGACGGCTTGCCCGACTTCGTGGTCCATTTCTGATCGGTCCAGTCTTTGAGAGACTGTTGAGGCTTCCTAATCGGCATAACCGCCGCCTTTGGCTTTATATTCCTTGGCCAAAAGCTGCGCCTTGCGCGCGGACCACTGCCCCGCCTTGGTGCCGTGGGTCTCTCGGCCCTTGATGCTGTTAAACAAACGCTCGCGGAGACCGGGCTTGGTGTAGTTCCCGGCCTCGTTCACACGCGATTGTTTGCGGCCACGCATTACTCGACCTTGGCTTCCGGCTCGGCTTCGACGACCGGAGCCGGCTTGGCAGCCTTGGCAGCCTTGACCGGAGCAGGAGCGGGGGCAGGCGCCTTGAAGCCCAGCATTTCGTCCAGCTGCTCTACGGTCAGGACTTCCCACTCAGCGGCGGCCATAGCCACTTCCTGACGTTCGCCCTTGGCGTTCTGATATGCGCGAGTGATCATGTCGGCTCCTATGCGGCGTAGATTTTAATCATTTGAAGAGTAATGCTGTAAGTGTCTCCAGAGGAGGCGCCTACAGTCGTGAACACAATATCCCCGGTCTTCCCATCTCCCGCGTTGTTGCCTAGGATGGCCGTTGTGTCGAAGTTGAACGTGTACATCCCCGGAGAGACAATAAAGGCACTTACGTCAGTCGTTGCATCCCACAGGATGTTGACGGACATCCCGTTTACGGACGCCTCGATCCGCCGAATGTTAACGCCGACGCATTCCTTACCAGCGTAGTTTGCCTTGAGAGCGGAAACATCGACCTTCAGCACGGCGGTCTCGCCAGTGCCGTCGGACACGTTGTTAAACTTCATGACGGCTTGGCTGTCGCCGTCAAACAAAGTCTGCGAGTTGACTGCGTCAGCCATTATTTCATACCTTTCAAGGTCATGGCAAAGCGAGCGCGCTGACCCAGCTTGCCGGGTGCTTTTGCGGCGGCTTCGAGCTTGCCTGCAGGGATCGGCTTGCCAGCCTTCGCCCCGAGTTGTTTGCGGAGGGCGCCGGGCTTTTTGATGGCTTCGGCGATGAAGTTCTTCTTACCACGCATGTCAGCAGTTCCACGCTTTGCGGGCGAGCCGCAGCCGAGAGTTAGGATCCTTAGCAGCCTTCGGAAACATCTTCATCTGGCCAGCAGAGCGAGCGCAGTAGCTATCGCGACGCGAACCACCTTCCGGCTGCGGACGCTTCAGATTGCTCCCAGTGGCAGAGTTATAAGCCTTCCGGCCAGCCTCGTTGAGACCGCCCTTCGGGTTCTTATGCTTAGCCTTGAACTGGAAGTCTTTCTTCGCGCGCATCCCGGTCTCCATATAACTGGGGCGACCCGAAGGCCGCCCCAATCATTAGGCTTGAGTGACGCCGTAAAGGCCAGTCTGCGTGTCGTCGTCCAAGACGAAGACCCAGAGAGTCAGGCGCTTCGTACCATCAGCAGCGTCCGGAACCGAATAGGTGCCGCGAACGTCGCCAGTGGTCGTCGTAGCCGGGCTGGTCGTAACAGCCGCCACGAACGTGCCGGTCGTCACAAACGCGCCGTCCCAAGCGGTCAGCACGTAGTTACGGCTGTTGGCACGGATCGGAAGACCAAATACATCACCAGTGCCAACGAAGAAATCGGTGGCAGCAGCGGATGCCGCGATGCTGGTAATCGTCTTAAAAGCCTTCTTACCAGCAACAGCAGTCGTGCCGTTCAGGGTGATCGCTTCCGACATCGGAATGCCGTAGACGTCGGTGCCCGTGATGGTCAGCACAGCCGTAGCAGCGCCAGCAGCGTCGATGATGACGTTCCGGGGAACGTCGAGGGTGACAGTGCCGCCCGAAGCCAAGGCGCCGTTCAGCAGAGCGTTGCCAGCCGCAGCCAGCGTCTGCTGAGCGCAGATGCCGTCGGCGTCCAGAGCAACCGGAACCACGTTATAAACGTTGATCGGCGACATGAAGACGCCGGGTTCACTAGCGGTACCGTTGTTGGCGAAGTTCCTGCCTGCCCGAACGCCGTCAGAGAAATGAGTCATGATGTTTCTCCATAGCTAAGGGTGGGGCCGAAGCCCCACCCCCGGGATTTAGGAAGCGCCCTGCGAACCCCAGCCTGCGCGGAAGTTCGAGCAGCCGAACGAGTAACGCTCAATGGCCTTCGCCTTGAGGTTGTCGGTGTCGAAGTCCGTGTAGACGTCGGTTTCCAGCTTTTCACGCTCGTAGTACTTGAAGCCATTCGGAGCGTCAGTCAGCAGGAACCAGCCGTTCGTGTCGGTCAGGAACATGTTAACGCGATGACCCTGCGGAACCGCAGAATTGTTGTAAATCGCGTTAATGTCGTTGTTCGCCGTGTCGACGCGGAACTGAGACTGGAGCAGGCGGGTAGCCGTCCACTGCAGTTCAGCCGGAACGATCAGCTTCGTCGGCTTCGTCATGATGCGGAGGCCCGCAGCATCACGGAAGCGCTGAACGCCAACGATGGCGTCCTGAAGCGAGGTTTCGTTCAGGTCGGCTTGGACCGAGAAGGTGTTGGCGACAACACCGTTATCAATCGGGTGCTGAGTCGAGAACAGCGGCTGGCCATCACCAATCGGGAAGTTCGACGAGAAGCCGTTGTTCAGAACGGACGCGCCGAGAACTTCCTTGGTCTGTTCCATCGACTGGCGAAGAGCCTTCGCCTGCAGCGGGAACGACGACTGATACAGGTTATCCTTGATAGCCTGACGGGTGATGATGAAGCCGATGCTGGTGTAGCGGTTCACGTAGTTCGTGACGAACCGCTGACCCATTTCACCGTAGGCGGTTGAGGCGCCTTCAGCCTTGATCTGAGCCAGACCAAGCAGCTTGACTTCGACTTCGATTTCAACGGCCTTATCGGACGTGTGCTTCTCGAAGATCTCCGACCACTGGCCCGGATACATCGGATAGTCGCCGAAAACGGCGGCCAAACCGGGCCGGAGCAGGTCGCGGATTGCGGTAGTGTTAATAGCCATTTTTCAAATCTCCCTGCTGGACCGATCAGATGCCAGTCACGCCACCCCGGTAGAGGTGGTTGTTGATGACAACGAGCCAGTTCGCGAAGGCCCCGACGGCGTTACCCGGAGTCGGGTCCAGCTGCAGGATCTTCAGGTTCAACGACGAGGTGTCGGCTTCCGTCGCGTTGTTCAGCGAGACGGCAGACGTACCCGTGGCGGTGGAACCGGCGGTGTACAGGAAGTTCGCGTTCAGACCACGGTCGGTCAGAGCCAGCGGAGTACCCGCAGTGCCAGTGCCGCTCGTTTCCTGAATGGTGAACACGGTGTTCGGATCGTCGATCACGAGAGCTTCAACGACCGAGCCGGTGAGAACACCGGGGTTGCCCGGCCAGTAGTTCTCAAAACGGACGCGACCGGTGCTGTCGGTGAACTTGACGCCCCAGAAAACGCCAACGCAGGCCGAGCCAGCGACGCCAACTTCCAGAACGCCCGACGAGCTAATGGTGACCGGGTCACCACGGAAGATCGCGGTCGCGTAGGTGTTGGTGATCTGATAGGGATTAGTCGCGCCAGTCCAAGCAGAGCCATCCAGCTTCTTGACGGGGACGAGCCCCTGAGGCGCATTGGTACCGTAAGCCATACGGATTCTCCATGCTGAAGTTGAGGGTTGGTTTCTGCCGGTACGTAACGGCAATCGTTTTTTTGCTACGATACGTGACGTAGCCTCGAAGTGAGCCTGCCATGCTCAGGGACCACGGTACGTGACGTGGCGTCGATGTAGATGTAAATTATGCTTAAATAGGACTGCTGTCAACAGCATACAAAAAGACCCCCGCCCAGTTTCCCGAGCGGGGGTAAGTTGCCACAGCGAAGGGAAATACACTGTGGACCGGAGGTTAGTCCTTAAACGAAGTGACGCGCTCGAACGCCACTCCGGTGCCCTTATCCTCAAAGCGCGGCAGGTTCGGGTCGTTCTGACCGGTCCATGCCACATCCTGCAGGGTTTCGATGTTTTCTAGATCGCGCTCGCGATTGCGCTCCTCGACGTCGCGGGTCGGGCATTCACAGAGCATCAGACCACCGCGACGGATAACCATCACTTCGGTGCCTTCATAGCCCGGAAGCGGAGGCGGCACCATCTCTGGGTGACGGCCAGCGGGAACCGGCTGCCAGCCGCGGATCATGCGGTCGGTCATGTTATCGGGATCCGGCTCGTTCAGAGTCGACTCACGAACCCAAGCGTAGGTCATGCCCGACGGGATCTTATCCTTCGGGACATAGAGCTTGGATTGGAAGTGCGTCTCAGGGCGCTTGCGCAACCCAGCTTCACGAGTTTCGGTGGCACGCGTGGTGCTAATGCGAGAAGAACGAGCCATTAGTTTGCTCCCTTTTTAGTTTTCAGGATGTAGATTGCATGGTATTTTTCAGCTTCCAAGTCATTCATGCGACTGCCGTTTGGATTCCGATACGCGCCTGACTGCGCCATCTGGTGCGCCATGCGACGCTCATCAGCGCTCAGACGAATGCTCGTCGACTTCTTCGGAGGCTGCCCCGGAGCGGTGCGCTGGACGGGTGCAGCATTTGAATCACGGCTCATTGGCGGTGCCCTCTTAGTTGGAGTTGCTTGCGCTGCGAACGCGTCGGGAAACTCCCGGCGCATATGGCGGTCGATCTCCGTGAAGTAGTCGACGCTGCCAATCTCGTCATCGCGACCCTCAGCGCGGAAGCGGCGCTCTACGCGACGTGCGTAGAGGGTGGCCTCTTCGTGCATCTCAGGATCGAAATCCTCGGACTTGGGCTGGAACCATGCGTTCTTCTGAATCCAGCTTGCCGTGCGAGGCTCAAGCGTAACCTGCTGCTGCGACGGCTGAGGCGCTGCCGGCTCAACAGGGCGGGACGCCTTGTTCTGCTGCTCACGCTCCCAGT